TACGGTGTAAGTAATTTCAGGGCCTTCGCGTCTACGGCAACGTTCGATCCAAAGTTGACCAGCAACAAACCGTTCTGCCTTCATGCCAGAAATCCCTGAGATTGGTATTGGTGCGGTGCAAGTGCCGGAGATACCGGCTTGGCGTGCCATGCCTCCTCAGAGTATCCCGGTTGAACCGCCGATCACGCTACAAATCGGTTTTCCTGTTGCTGATATTCCAGGCGGTCAAATGCCGTCATATAAGCCGATCGACTACACACCTGGAACGTTGACGTATGGAGCGGCAAGACTGCCCACACCACCAGAAGAGCCTGAGGCAAAGAAAAAGGAGGAAAAGAAATCGGCTGGTGAAGCAGGCCAGCCGACAGTTAATCTCCCGATGGCATCAGACTTGTTGCCTGATGACTCAATAGATAACGAACTATTACCATGCCCGCCACCCGATGGAATACCTATTGGAGCGAAGGGGAAGCAGGGTACTGCTGTTGTGACTGGCTATGAACGTGTCGGCACTGAATGCGTCACGCTCTACGAACCACTGCCCGTAGCAAGGATCATCGATAATTATCTGCCACCAGCTCCTGTTGCGCTGTCTACTGCTGCTATTGCCGCTACGGCTGCTACGTCAGCCATCGTCGCCAAACCGCTTGGAGACTATGTATTGAAACTGGTCAAGCCTACGGTCAAGAAGTTGGTTAAAAAGATCAAGGCGATTCTTGGGAAGAAGCCTCGTCCTGAGTCTGTTGCTGAGCGGGTGAAGTTTCAGCGTTCTCTTCGTAAATGATTTTGTGTATGTGGGGCGGTATGACGCCAGGCGGATTGCCAACTATCACGTCTGCACATATGGCAGCATAAGGCGAAACAGGGTGAAATTTTATTCCCTCTTTTATTAGATCCGCACAATTGCGAATCCTGGCGATTTCGTAGTTTAACCGCTTGTCGGCCAAAGTCGCCGCCATCAACTCGACTTGCTTTATTGCTGCTTTGCGACAGGTACGGATATGACTTCGATCTAGTGGGATTGAGATCTGTGCAGTAATGCCGCCATTTACTGAGAAGTTTGTTTTTTGCCCTGTCCTGATCGGCTTGTAGAACAGCACGTTGCCAGGATTATCGGGCCTGCCGTCTGGGATGGGGTTGCCTTCTGGGTCAAAACCACCCCCAATTAAATCGATAGTGTCATAAACCGGCTCGTTGTAATAGCGTTCGTACGGATCAGACCAGCCAGTTGTTGAACTGAGGAAAGGGTTAATCGTCAGGGTTGCACCTTGACAACTAACGCCGTTAATTACAGAGCCAAAATTTTTGCTAGGGGTCACCATCACGGCTTGGTTGGTAACTGACCCACTGCTATTTGCGACTGGTGCAGCTGTACTACTTACTTGTGCTTGTGCTGGAGCGGACAGCAGCAGAAGCGTTGCTATGACTCGCTTCATTGCGTAAACGTACTTGTCGTCTCAGTTATAGATTCAATATCGGTGTCGCGGTTGATGAGTGTATGGTTCACCAAACCTGGCCCTTGCAGAGTTTCGACAAACTGGAAGGCTTCGCCTTGATTAACGATTGTCCAGGTTGGCTTGGTTGCAGCATCAACGCTGGTCCATTTGCTAGTAATTCCATCAATGGTGTTTGATGTCGTCGTTAGGCCCATTGGAGCAATAGCGCCGTCAGTCTTTATATTTGTACCACTAGCTGAGTATTCCCAGCCGGTCCGGTACTCATACGAGTTAATTACCTCGGTCACCTTTGTTTTCGTAGTTGTCGTTGAACTCATAATTCCTTGCTGGAAATTTGGGATTACAGGCAGTGCTGCTGCTGGTGCGGCAATAAGCAAAAGCAGCAATAAAATCATTTGATCGTCAGTTCTTGGATGACTTGACCGATTGCAGTTGTGCCAGGGCCACCAGCTGTAACACTGATAGCTCCTCCTGAATCCACCGTGCCTGCCAAATTCGACGGCACCCCTCCAGAAGTCGTGGTCGTGTTGCCGAAGACTGGCAATGCTGGAACTACTCCGGAAGTGACTGTTGTTGACAAGACTGAAGGCGTATTGTCCCCACCCGTGTACGTTTCGCTGTAGCTAAACGCATCTCCAGCCGTGGTAATGCTGTAAGCCCCTGGTGTGTAACCGAGCGCAGTACCTGGAGTAAGCGTGCCAAGAGTAGGTGCTGTTCCAAGAGTGACGTTTGAGCCTGACACCGCCATGGAACTAGGAATTCGAGTTGCGACTGATCCCGCCCCGTCAACATTCAAAGAGACGCTCGACTGAATTCGATGAATCACGTCCGCTTGCACTGGAGCGGCAAGAAAACTGGCGGCTAGCAGTAGGAGCGCCTTCTTCATTGGATTCCGGCTTTTGTGTCCTTTGCCTCTACATTAACGGATTTCTCGTCCTTCTTTTTCTTATTCAGCTTGCCAAGAGCTGGTGTGTAAGTCGCTGCTGTGCCGGTAAGCAAAGAGGCGGGGAAAGTCGGATCCACAGACTGCGAAAAAATGCCAAGGTAGTTAGCGGTCAAAATGCCCATTGACCAAAGCAGGATAGTGACGCGCACTACGTCGCCTAGCCAAGAGCTGTTTTGCTCCTCTTGACCGTCTTCTTGCGTTTGCTTGGTTTCTGCCATGATAAAAACAGCTAGTGGCGGGTCATGGTTGAAGTCTGGGCTGCCGTCGCTGGCGCGTCAATAACTACTGCCTTTATGGGCATATCAGGCTTCAGCCGTCAGAGCCGACAGGCGCAAGACTCCTTGATACGACTGACAATTGCTGTAGACAATCTTACAGATCGATTGGATGTGCTGCACAACGACATTAAAACCAGAGACATTGAAGTTTTTGCGAGGCTTAATGAGCTAGAGCGTTCTGTTGCCAAGCTGGAAGGCCATAGCGATCGGATCTAGACTGCTGCTAAACGCATTCACCCCATGATTTTCCTGATCAAGCCAATTTTATTTAAATTCCTTCAGTCCAAAGGCGTCAAGAACTTAGTAGTTGAGCTTCTTGAGGCTTATTGCAAAAGCACGGACAACACAATTGACGACAAAGTTGTTGATTTTGTAAAGCAAAACCTTTTCCCCTCGACAAGAGTTGAGAAGTGACGTCAAGGAGAAATCCAACTGCGCTCGCCATTATTGGCTTCTTTCTGCTGGGCTCTGGTCTAGTGCTGGTTATATTTGGTACAGGATCAGTGTTTTACATGGGATATTACGCTGGCAAAACCACTTGTCCTGAGGCAATATCAGATTGATCTGGCTACTTCTCGTTGTGGCCCTTGCACTCTTGCCGTTTTTCCAGTTTTTCCGTGGTACGCCCCACCAGCTGGCTGCTGTTAAACAGCTTGAGGAGTCCTTGCCGCAAGGAGTTTTGGATGAAGACGCAGAGTGGTTTGAAGCTTGGAAGGCAAGCGGAATTGAGCAGCAGCTTTGGGCTCCCTACTACCACCAGCTCGATAACAAAACAGGACGTGGATACAGGGAATGCTTCTCTAGTGCAGCGGCCATCGTCGCGGCCTTTCACAAGCGTATATCGAGTGATGATGCGTACATTCAGATTCTTGAAAAATTTGGTGACACCACTGAGGTTCAAGCGCAGCTCGATGCATTGAAGTCACTGGGCCTTGATGCTGAATTTATTACAAACGCAGATGCTGACTTGATAGAAGAAGAGCTAATGGCTGGTAGACCTGTCATGGTCGGCTGGCTGTCTCGCGGTGACCTGCTACAAGGCCATCCTCCTATGGGCACAGGGCATTGGAGTGTCCTTGTGGGCTTTAATCGAGATGAATTTATAATGCATGATCCAATGGGCTTCCCTCTTATGGAAAGAGGCGGGCATGACACCAGAAAATCAGGCGAGTACGTGCGTGTCAGTCGTCCTGCGTTTCATCAGCGTTGGCAAGTTGAAGGCCCATTCTCAGGCTGGGCAATCGTAGTCAATGACTGATCTGTACTGGATATGGGCATTCACTAAGGCGTTTTTTACCACTGTCGTGGTGGGCTGTGCTCAACCAGTTAACTGGGAACACTGCTATCCCGTCAGTGACTGGATGATTCCTTGGATGCATGACGTGATTCACATGCACGAAAATGGTGCTTACCATTCGGAGAAATGTACGTTGCAAGAGTCCATAGATGTTCATGGCAGCGACGCATCCCTGCATAATCAACACACCAAAGCCATCGACCGTTCTCACAAATCTGATGCAGCGTAGGTTTTGCCATAAAAAAAGAGCCTGTTAAGGCTCTTCAGCGCCTCTCGCTTTTTAAGCCTAGAAAGGAATGTCGCTTTTGTCAGCCTTGGGCTTGGCGTCACTTAAGGCCATCAAAAGGTAGTCGTTGCCTGCTTTGCTTTCACGTGGCATCAAGTTTGCGCGGAATTGGACGCAGTCATCACCTTTTTGGTTTTGGACTCGATCAGCAGTCTTGGCCCACTCGACAAGCTTACGCAACTCATCCAAGGGCACTTCCATAGCTGCCCAGTAATGGCCGTTTTTCTTTTGATCTTTGTTGAAGTTGCCCCAGATGTTGAAGGCGTCGGGTGCGAAATCAGGCATTTTTACCGTTGAAGAATTTGAGGATGATGGTTTGTAGTGCAGCGTTGACAACGCCTTGATGACGTTGCTTGGCATAATGCTGCAGTTGTGCGGCTAGTTCTGTGTCTAGCCGCACTTGGAAATGTTGAGCACGACGTTTTTCGTCTGATTTAGCCTGCGGCGTTTTTTCATCAGGAATATTCATTGGCGACAGCCTGTATCCAGGCTTCATGTTTTTTGCTAGTGATTGCAGGTGCAACCTTTGCTGCTGAGTCTAGTTTGAATCGTGAGCGAAAAGCTGTGCAGAATGCATCACGACTTGATTCTGACATCTCTGAGATTAAACCTAATAATATCTTTCGTTCACTGTCAGACAAGTGTTCATCCTCGGCTGCAACGTTTTTGACTTTTGGCGCTGGTGTTGACTTGGCCTTGATTTCTTCACGATGAGGATCTTCAACCTCCTCGCGTGCCCACAACTGCCATGCCAACCCAAAAGTGAAGGCACTGCAAGCCGCCAAAGCTCTTCTATGTGTGTCTGTTAAATCGCGAGCGGTGACTTTTTCGTAGGCAACAGGATTGTTTCTGTGGTCCATTACAGCCTGAGGAAAGTCAGGCGTACGTTCACCGTTAGGGCCAGTGAAATAACCGACGACATAAGCAGTGTCGTTAGGAGCTTTCCAGACGTGGCTTCCGTCAGGAGAAGGTGTGAGGTGAAAGTGAAAACCAGGACAGTTGTCTTGTAGCAGGTGCGCGACACGGCACCAATTCACGTAGTCCGCTTTGTAACTGCCGGTTCCTTTTTGACTTACGTCATCAGTAGTGATGACGTTGCCAAGATTAGGAAAGGGCGGTGACGGTGATGATGGCGCAGGGTTGTTCTCTGTCATTGGCAAAGCGACGGTGAGCAATGAGGCTGATGATTTGTGCGTCGTCGTTGTAAACGATGCCTGTCATGGCATCTTCGACAGCGCGGACAAGTTTTGAAACGTCGCCAATGCGACCTGTGCAATGCTCAGGCGCAGATGGCTTAAGTTCTCCGTTAGACCTGAAGTGGTTTTTAGGGCGAGCAAAAACAAACGTAGTTGACAGAAGCATCGCCCCATCCATGTTGGCATACCAGTCTTTCGGTAGCAACTCAAGGGCGGTGTGTCTTACGTCTTGACGCCATGGTTTGCACCTCTTGGAGGATTCAATCATGACGCCTTTGCCAACGTGACGTTTGCTGCCTTGCGGGGCAGGCTTTCCGAGAACCGTAAAAGTAAACGAATTACTGCGACGGCAGCTGGCTGAAGGCTCGGTCAATAGTTAAATTCAGGAGTTCCTGGGCGAGCTTTGTTGCACTTAGCTTAGGCTGCTCAAATTCAATGAACTCACCAGCGATAGATACGTTGGTCATGTTGCCAGCGGTTGCATCGCACAGCTTGCTGAGCTTGTCAGAGCGAGCGTCGTCGAGTTGAAAGTTGATAGATTTCATTTAAGGGAGTTACAAGCTTTTTGAATACCTGCAGCGCAGTCGCGCTGAGTCATCTCTGCAAGGGTCTGATTGATGCTGTAAAAGAAAGCACCACCAAAGAGCAGGGCAAAAACAGAGCTGACAACGAAGTTGGTCATCGGCTTGCTGCGCTCGGGGTTATAAAAACCAGAACGCAGCTTGTGAGATTCGTGGGCAATCATGAGCGGAGAGGTAAGGGCTCATGTGCGTAAGCATGGCACAGGCGGTATGCCATGTCAACAGGATGAGCGTTTAGTTTTTCAAACGCCTGCGCAGCTCCGCTTCCACCACTTCGCGCACCCATGCTGTAACAGGGATGTCTCGCTCTGCTGCAGCTTCTTGAGCCTTGGCGTAAAGCTCAGGCTTCATGGTCACGGCCATAAATTTGCGCTTAGTCGGTGCCATTTGATTTAGCTAGCAGGCGAGTAAGTTTGATGGCAAGTGCTCCAGCCTTTTCGCTGCCAAGCACTTCCACAAGTCGATTAGCGGCATTGTTGAGATTAACGTCAGGGTTGACTTCGTAGCGTTTGCGCTTGGAAATTAAGCCGAGATGCTGCGCAGCTGCGTTAATCGAACGAAACTGCTTGCCTTTGCCGATCTTATCTGCGATGTCAGCATCCTTCTGAAGCAGTCGCCCCATCAGGTAGCCGACGTTGGTGCCACGTAAACCGTTATCCGGATAACGGTTCTTTGATCCCTTTGGTCTTCCGCCTTTAGTGCCGAGCTTTGGATGCAGCGGCTGCTGAATAGCTTTTTCAAATTCAATCACACGTTTTTCAGCCTTAGCGACGCTGCCGTAAAGGCCACCAAGCAAAGCAATCAACCTGGCACGTGTCAGCGGCTCGCCGTTAAAACGCATTGTGGCAGCAGTCCACAAATGCCATTTGCCATATTTTGTTTCAAGCTCTTCAGGCAAAAACAGCCAAGGTCTGTTCTCAGCCCAAGAGTCCAGCATTGATTCCCAGTCGTTGAGTTTTGCAGACTGCTGAGCAAGCAAGGCAACAGCAGCGCCTTGCAACTGAATTGCACGGTCAGAATTAGCGACGCCAGCCTCTTCGACTGTCATCCTTTCTGCTGAATGAACACTTTGATTACGCATCGGTTTTGGCTCCAATCTCTTTGAGAATTTTGCGCATTTCGTTGTTTACCGCTTTTACAACATCTAAATCAACAGATTTTGTGTAGTAGGTGCCGTTAAAAATTTGCACACCTCTTCGGGCGTTAATCCTTTTGTATGCCTCTCCAAAAGCATCGCCCCATTCAGGGGTTTCTTGCCCATACATTCGACAGCGTAATTTCGCAATCTCTTTTGAAAGTTCCATATTCTGCGCTCGTACGCGCTGGATTTCTTTTCCTGGGTCGTAGGGAGAAAATTTGAGAGCATCTATAGATGCTTCGTTGACTCCTAAATGAGAATCTGTTATCCCAAGCTTAGAAACCAGCAAGGCCGCTTCAGGGATAGTTGTTGATGCCAGGCCAGAGGCGGGTATTGTTTTGCTTACTAAGTGTAAAAAATGCTCCGCCCTGTCAATGTCAGTCCCTTCAGCCTCTAGCCCATTAACATCATCATACCTTGTGCCTCCAGCACCTTCTATAAATGTTGGGTCTGACGTTGGCTCGTAAGGAATAAAGCTAGTATCAATTAGTTCGTCTGTATTTTCTTCAGCGGAACCTTCTTGATCTTCGTAGATCCTTCTAAAAATATCATTTCCTTTGATTTCGTCAGGAGCAATTAGTGTTGCAACAGTTACCATGCCGCCACCAATATCGGCTTGAGCAGGAGTTGCACAGCGATTC